CTCACTGATTATGTTATCCTCAACTATGAGCAGGTTGTTAACGACTGGGACTATGTCCAACACCTTGCAAGAGGATTCGTTGTCTGCGATGAAGCAACAGCCATCAAAAGTTTTAGATCAAAAAGATCAAAGCAAGTAAAGAAACTTACCAGCCCAGTTAAGTTTGCTTTGACAGGCACCCCTATTGAAAACGGTAAGCCTGAAGAGCTGTATAGCATTATGCAGTTTATAGATCCTAAAGTTTTAGGAAGATTTGATTTATTTGATAAGACGTTTATTGTACGTAATCACTTTGGTGGCGTAGAGAAGTATAGAAACCTTACTACATTAAGCAAGACTTTAGCAACCGCATCTGTACGCAAACGTCAGCAGGATCCAGATGTTGCCCCCTACTTACCAGATACAATTTTTGCAGAGCCTATTTTAGTAGAGTTTGACCGTGCCGGAGCTATCTTGTATCGACAGATTGTTAGAGAGATACTAGATGATTTAGATAACGCTATAGATGATTTTGGTAGTTCATTTGATTTGTTTTCCCACTACTCTGGGGAAAACCAAAACGACGCTGCAAATGCTATGAAGGGCAAGATCATGTCTAAGCTAACGGCATTAAGAATGCTTTGCGATGCCCCTGCTTTGCTGACTAACTCTGCTGGTAAATACCGTAAAGATAACGATGCAGGATCTAAATATATAAATGATTTAGACGAGGGTGGCAAGCTTGCTTCTCTTAAAGCACACCCTAAAGCAACAGCTCTTGAGAAATATGTTTCTGAGTTTTTAGATAGTTATGAAGGAAACAAGATTGTTATATTCACTAGTTATGTTCATATGGTTAAGATACTTGAAAAAAGTCTTGAACAATATTCACCACAAATTTATACAGGAGAACTAGATGCTAAAGCTAAAGAGGTTGCTAAGGTTACTTTCCAAACTGAGCCAAGTTGTCGTATACTTATTAGTTCTGACGCCGGTGGCTATGGCGTGGATCTTCCTCAGGCTAACTTACTTATTAACTATGATCTTCCGTGGAACGCAGGTCTGGCGCTACAACGTAATGGGCGTATACGAAGGGCCTCTAGTACTTGGCCTTCAATTGTTATTCAAGACTTCCTAATGGAGGGATCTATCGAAGAACGTCAGCACGCAATGTTGGTGCAGAAGATGGCTGTAGCTAATGCAATCATTGACGGTGAGGGCATAAATACAGAGGGTGGCGTTAATCTAACTGTAGGGACACTTAGGGCATTTTTAGAAGAGGTTTCGGTATAGAATATTTCTATGCCTAATGCACCTAAGACCCCAACACGTACCATACGTGTCTCTAGCGACCTCTGGGAGGCCGTTAAAGCCAAGGCCTTCTCTGAGGGACGTACGGTTACAGATGTCATTATTAAGGCTTTAGAGGCTTATATTAACGATTTGCGTTCTGTCGAATAATCGGCTAAAATATATAACGGAGGGAAAAACATATGCCTAAAGTTATAGAAAAAGAAGATCCACAGAACAATACCTTTATGAATAAAGTTGCGAGCTTTGTAGCATTGAAGCGTCGTATTGCAGACATGGATAAAGAGCGGTCATCAATTCAGGCTGAGCTTTCAGACATTGTTGACGAAGAGGGCGAGCCAGACGAAAAGGGCCATATTTGGCTTACGCTACCTTTTGAGGTAGACGGGGTTACATCCTTACAACGTCAGCGCAAAGTATCTCAATCGTTAAACGAAGACTCAGCAAACACAATTCTTACTGAAAAGGGTTTGTCAGAGCGTTGCTATAAGATGATCCCTATGCTAGATGAGGCAGAAGTAATGGCTTGCCTATACGAAGGTCTTTTAGAAGAAGACGATATTGATGCTATGTTTACTAAGAAAGTTTCATACGCGTTCTACACAAAATAAGGGATAACATGACAGATCCGGTAGACAACTTATTAAAGAGTTTGGATGATTACTATCCAGGCTCTAAGAAAAAGCGTCGTGCCGTAAATCCAAATGCTAAACCTAAAAAAGTTATACAACAAGGTTCCTGGGATGAGAATCCTCAGGTAAAAACTCTACCTAATGGAAATGTGGTAGAATTATATAGTGCGGGGTCATTGTGTCTCGCATTAGGCAGACCGATAGTTACTTTGAGGCTTTGGGAACGAAAAGGTTTTATACCACGTGCACCCTATCGCCTAAAGTCAATAGTTGTTAAAGGTGTAAAGAAGCCCGGATGGCGGATGTACAGCAAAACAATTATCGAAGCAACTATCAAAAGCTTTGAGTCTCGGGGACTAATTGATGTTCCCAGGATTGATTGGAATAAACACCATGATCTATCAATTGAACTGATGGAAACATGGAAGAAAATCCATGAGCAAGAAACCCACCTAGCGTAAAGATTCAACCGAATCTCAGCTATCAGCCAACTACCGAAAGGATGCGCCATGAGCACATCGTTAAAAATATCAAAGCCAGTTCCAAACGTAGATTCATACGCTGCACCAGCAGATGAAGATCTATTTGTACAAGAAGATGAGAATGAAGTTCCAGAACGCTCATCTGTCATTCAGACAGGCTGGAAGGCAGCAAAGACTGCCGTAGCCAAGTCTACAAAGGCATTCGCAACGGATTTCCGTTTTGACGAAGATGTCCAACTTATCAAATTTATCTCAGACGAACCAATGGCATTTATGCAGCATTGGGTAAACCGTCCAGGTAAAAAGTCATTTATTAGTATTGGTGAAGACGATCCACTAATTGCTGTAGGTAGCAAGCCGGATCCAAAGTTTGCCTTTACTGTCCTTAATCTTTCTGATGAGGATCCACAACTCCAGTTAATGGTTGTCGGGGTTCGCCTATGCGGTCAGCTTGAAAAGCTTGCTTCAAATACGAAGACAGGCCCACTTAATCGCGCTGACCTATATTGGGCAGTAAGTAAGTCTGGTCAGGGGACAAAGACTTCTTACTCTATCGTTCCTGTGAAGGAACGTGACCTTGCTGAGGAATGGGAAATTGATCCTGTTGCTGCTGCTGAGTTAATTAAGACAATGAAGCCACTTGGACCAGACGCTCTCCATACGTCCACCAAGGCTGAATTGGCTGAGATTGCTCGTGAAATTGCATCAGCTAACTAAATAACCCATCAAGTGAGGGGCCCGGTTTTTAACCTCCTTTCTACGGGCCCCTCACATTAACTTTAGGAGAGCAATGAATATAGTTACCACACTCGACCAGTTAGCAGAGATGATTTCTGCCTACGATAAAGTAGACTCATTTGTATACGATGTTGAAACAGTAGGTGACCACCGCGGAGATCCACGCCAAAATATTGTTATGTGGATTGCTTTTGCTACGTACGACCGCGTAGATGTTATTCCTATGGGTCACCCAAATGGTGAATATGTAACAACAGAATATCCTTTGCTACCTTCTGCACAAGACCGTATCATTAAGGGCCTTCCACTACGTCCCTCAGACTATAGTAAAGATGAGCGCAAAGCTAAGAAGATCTTTACAGAAGGCCCTGAACAGTTAACACGTGGTGAAGTGTTTAAGGCACTTCGCCCACTATTTGCAAGCGACAAGGTTAAGATTGGTCATAACCTAAAGTTCGATTTACAGAGCGTAACCAAGTACCTTGGCGCCTTACCTGCACAACCATACGCATGTACTCTTAATGCTGCGTTTATTCTTAACACACAAAATCGTAATAACCTTGGCCTAGATGATTGCCTTAAGCGTGAGTTTGGGTACGAGATGGTGAAGGGTGTAGGTAAAGAAGTAGAGGTATACAGCTTTGAAGAGGTTGCAACCTACGCTGCACTAGATGCAGAATGGACCTGGAAGCTTTGGATCAAATACTCTAAGCAACTAGACACTGATAAGCTTCGTGGAGTATTTAACTTAGAGATGGATGTATTAGATGTTATCTGCAACATGGAGCTACGTGGCGCAGACATTGACGTTTCTGAACTAGAGAAGTTAAAAGACAACTTAGAGGTTCAATTAGAAACAACCAAAGGCGAGATCTATAAGCTTGCCGGTAAAGCTTTTAACATTAACAGTATTCCTGAAAAACAAAAGCTTTTGTTCTTAGGTAAAAAAGAAGGCGGACGTGGATTACGCCCTAAAGTTTTAACACCAGCCGGCGAGAAGCGCATGGATTCCGGCACCCCATCAACGGTATCTGACTATTCGGTATCAGAACCCGCACTAAAAATGTTTGCGGGAAAAGATGCTCTTGTAGACGCGCTTCTCAATTATTCTGATCTGAATAAGTTGTTAACAACTTATGTGATTCCCTATTTAGGTGGGGATATTACACGTACGCTTCTTGGAAAGTCAAAGACTGTTGCAAAGAAGAGTCTGCTCCTTGATGGCCGTATTCACACAGACTTTATTCAATATGGCGCAGAGACGGGAAGATTTTCTAGTCGCAACCCTAATTTACAGAACGTGCCTGCTCCGCATACTGTAAATGGTAAAGCGATTAGAAATCTTTTTGTTGCGCCAGAAGGCCACTCATTAGTAGTGGCTGACTACTCTCAGATTGAGCCACGTGTTATTGCGTCTTTTAGTGAGGACCGCATTATGTGTAATGCCTACATGAATGGTGAGGACATCTATACAACCGTAGGTACTACTATGGGAGTAGACCGTAAGGCCGGCAAACAATTGGTGCTATCTTTAGCGTACGGTGTTGGTCCAGATAAGATTGCTGATTCTATCGGCTGTTCGGTTAACGAGGCTAGAGAACTCCTAGACGGGTTTATCGCTAAGTTTCCCTCTGTAGCCCGATATAAGAAGCGGGTTGTACAGGAGAGCCGCAATCGTGGCCCAGTTCCATATGCCCTTACCTACATGAATCGCCGTAGATATTTGCCAGATCTTAGATCTTCTGTGATTTGGGAGCGGGCCCGGGCAGAACGCCAGGCGTTTAATACGGTTATCCAGGGGTCTTCGGCAGATCTCATAAAACTTGCTATGATTAGGGCACACAAAATGATTCCTGACGGGTCAAACCTAATTCTTACAATCCATGACGAATTAGTTACTGTCACTCCCAATGAGCTTATTGGGGAAACAGAGGCAGCAATTCGTGAGGCTATGGAAGGAATCAACGCTCTTAATATCCCAATGTTGGCAGATATTACGACGGTTACTCGATGGGGAGACGCCAAATAATGTTTGGACGTAAAAAGAAAAACAAAGTACGAGTGTCAATTAATGATTCAGATAGGGTGCTGAGTGTTTCTTTGCCGATTTTGATGCGTCAAGTAATTTATGACACTATGCTTATGCCTGCAGAAGATATAGCTAATGCTATGGGTCTACCACCAATCTCTGATGAGGTAGCAGACATGGAAGAACAAGCAAGTGAACAGCGTTTACAGAGATTTTCTAGGCTGCTTCCACTTATAGACTCGCATGCAGACATCGCATCTAAAATTGCAGTTGCTGCGTATTTGTTAGAGGACACTGAACTAGAAGAAAACTTTATACAAGACGCAGAAACACTTCAAAGATTGTTTAGGTTAGTGGCATTATCATCTTCACTTTCTTGTGTATCTACTTTATTTAACTTAGAGTTAATTGAACTAAATGGAGCAAACAATGGCAAACAATGACTGGTGGGCAAACAAATTAGGTAACAAACCTACTACAAGCTCTACCCCTGCTACAGGGCCTGCACCCGGTAATGTGTACAAGGCAACGGTTAATCAACCAACTGTACGTGTTGATTACGATGCTGTTCAAGATCAGTTAGTAAGCAAAGCTGCTAGCTCTAGGAGCACTGAAACATGCCCAGGCTGTTATTCAGGGAATTATATGTCGTCTCCAGGAAGCAACACTGCAAAGCGTTGTTATGACTGTGGATACCCGCTAGTACAGTCTGGTACTGGCACAGGGCTTCCAAGTCAAAGTTCAGGACCAACAGTTGCAGCAAAACAAGTAGGAACATCAGGCTTTAACCCAAACATAATCGTAGATAGGATCGGATAATGGCAGTTATTAATTCAGACGCACTAAAGGTAGTCGCCCAATTAAATAAGAAGTACGGGGCAAACACAGTAGTTGCTGCCAATAACGTTGTTGCTACGCAGCGTGTTACATCAGGGTCTCTAACACTAGATGTTGTTCTCGGTGGTGGATGGCCTATGAATCGTTGGGTAGAGCTAGTAGGTGAGGCATCACACGGTAAGACAGCTATCGCTTTAAGAACTATTGCTGCTAACCAAAAAGTAAACCCAGACTTTACTGCAGTGTGGATTGCTGCAGAAGATTTTGATTCAAAGTACGCCGAGCTCTGTGGCGTTATAACTGAGCGAGTTATTCTTGTCGAGACTAATAGTATGGAGAATGCATATGAAGCGGTTATTAAATTTATGGAAAGCAAAGCTGTGGATATGGTCGTTATTGATTCTCTTCCTGCCTTGGTTCCTGGAGCAGAGGATGAGAAAGAAATGGATGAATTCACCGTTGGACGAGGGGCCCTCATCACCAACAAGTTCTTCCGAAAAGTAGCGTCAGCAACTAAAAGAGATTTGATTGAATCAGAACGCCCAGTATTGGGAATGATGATTAATCAATACCGTATGAAGATTGGCGTAATGCACGGCGATCCTCGTACTACACCAGGTGGTCTTGGTAAAGATTATGCGTATAGCGTTCGTTGCGAAATAAAGCGTGATGAATGGCTAGAGGTGGGCACTGGACAGGATAAGCGCCGTGTGGGGCAAACAATCCGCGTTCGCACAATTAAGAACAAGACCTATCCCCCACAGCAGACAGCCTACCTCGACTTCTACTTCTCTGATGGAGGACCAGTTGATGCTGGAGGTTATGATTCTGGTAAAGAAATCGTTGCCCTATCCATCCTTAACGGAATTGTAGATCGTCGTGGTGGCTGGATGTATTACGGTGATCGTAAGTGGCAGGGAGCTCAAGCCCTTATTGATTCACTTCGTGAAGAAGTTGACTTAAGAGATGAACTTACTGCCGCAGTAATGGACACGTTAAAGTCTTCTCCAGTCTTAATGTTAAGTACAGATGAAGAGTGAAGGACAAAAACAATCGTTAAAGCATGAAAAACGATTGCAAAAGATTACGGGTGGCCAGCGCAGTGCTGCCTCCGGAGCTTTTTGGTCACGTAAGGGTGACGTTAGAGATGACGAACTCCTTATTGAGCATAAGTGGACCGGTAAAAAATCTGTGACTATTAAGTCAGAGGTTTTAAAAAAGATTACAACCGAAGCAATTCTAGACAGTCGTATGCCTGTTCTAGGATTGCACCTTGATGGTGAGAATTACGTCGTTCTATTAGAGGAGGATTTCTTTGAGTTACGTAATTCAATAAAAGGTGAGTAATGCGATATAGCGATGATCCAGCATGGACCTGGAGATATGAAGCCAAGTGCAAGGGTGAAGATACAGAGATATTTTTTCCTCCCCGTGATAAGGCTTTGTATAAGCCAATAGCTGACAAAGCTAAAGCAATCTGTCTAGGTAAAGACGGAAGGCCAGCTTGCCCGGTTAGACAAGAGTGCCTTAAAGAGGCTATAATTAATGATGAGCTACACGGAATCTTTGGCGGCATGTCGCATAGAGAAAGAAATGCGGCTAAGCGCAAGTATAAGAAAAAAGGCACAACCTTAGAAGAGTGGTTAGAGAAAGAGGGCAGAAAGTATGGCAACACCTAAAACCATTGCTAGTAAGGATTTAAAAGCATTTTTAGAAACAAAGAAGAGAACAACTAGGCTTATGGGTGCTGTAGAGCGCCACGTATTGACACGTCCATTTGATGACCGTGACATGAGCTATATTCACCCATCTGATATTATTAAAGATGATTGGTGCGCTCTTGCTCAATACCACGCTGTTAACGGTAATTATGTAGAAACTCGTGACAAGACTTCAGCCCGTCTTGCATCTATCTTTGCTGAAGGACATACTATTCACGCTAAGTGGCAAAACTGGTTTAAAGATATGGGAGTTCTTTATGGTAAGTGGTACAACCCAGTAACTAAAGATTATACCTGGGCCACGTCTAAAGATCTCCAAGGACTTGTAAATAAAGAGTACGCAGAGGTTTCTTTGCGTAGCGATAAGCACATGATTCGTGGACATGCCGATGGTTGGATTAAGGGCTTAGGCGAGGACTGCCTAATTGAGATTAAATCAATCGGCTCTGGCGGTATTCGTATGGATGCCCCGGCTATTATGGCACAGGCAGATGACAATGTGGAAAAAGCTTGGAAGAATATTAAGACTCCTTTTCGCTCTCATCAGCTGCAGGGCCAGGTATACCTACATCTTTGCCACTTGATGGTTGAAGAAGGTCTGCTTGAGTCTGCTCCCAAAGAGATTGTGTTTATCTATGAACTTAAAGCTAACCAAGAGTACAAAGAGTTTGTAGTACAGTACAACCCAGAGTTTACTAAGGACATCTTTGACAGAGCTTTAGATGTAGCTTGGGCAGTAAATAATAAACGACCACCAGTCTGCAGCACAGATCCTGCAGTAGGATGTAAGCGTTGCGCACCATTTCAGGAGGAAAAGTGAGTATTAGCAGAGATGTCCTAGCAGCAGTAAATAAGTTGGGTTTTTCACTAACGGCTAAACCAGAGTACAACATCCCAGACCTACCAAGAGACATTACGGAGTTAGACGACGAAGGTCTCATGGATCTATTTGTACAGTTTACTCAATGGAACGACCATCTTGCTGGAGCACAGGCAATTGCAGTTATCAATGAGAGAGAAGCACAGCGTGCATTAGATAACGCAGAAGCGTCTAGTATGTTGAGCAACTGGACCGGCGCAAAAGGTGATCGAATTACTTTAATCAAGGCGCAGATTGCAGCTAGCAAAGAGATCCAAGATTTACAGCATGAGCTAGATGTAAAGTACGCTTTTCGTAAGCTAATTGAAACACGCACTCTCAATGTTGAGAGAGACTCACAATTAGTATCTCGTGAGCTCACACGTCGCACCTCTGATGGTGGAGGTATGCGATCAAGAACTCGGAGGTTTAACACATAATGCCTAGTCAGAGTAGGAAACATCGTGGATATAGATCACAAAAAGTTGTGGCAAATTACTTGGCAGAAAATGGGTTTCCATTTGCTGAGAGCACTGGTGCTGGTCGCAGCGGTACTGATGTTACTGGCACAGTCGGAATTGATTGGGAAGTAAAAGCCCGCAAAGACTTTAACCCTAGCGCCGTTATAAAGCAGTTAAAGGAACGCCATAATGGAAAAGACTTACCTGTAGCTGTACTGCGCTTAAACGGGCAGGGAGAGGCCTCTATTGGGGAGTGGGTAACCCTCCTTAGACTAGAAGATTTTGTTTCTCTACTTAGGGCAGCGGGATACGGAGATACACCGTAATATAGTCTCTTAGGTGGGCATAAAACTAAGGACTACAACTCGTGAATGAAAAAGAAAATGAAGAAAAGTTCCTACGTGTAAGCGCTGGATCTAACGCACAATCCGTTGGCTCAGCAATTGCTCACGCACTATATGAGGCCCCACAGGTCAAATTACGTGCAGTAGGTGCTTCAGCCGTAAACCAGGCAGTAAAGGCTATTGCTATAGCTCGAGGTTACGTGGCTCCACGTGGTCTCGATCTTACATGTAAGCCTGGGTTCGCTACAGTAGAGTCTAGAGATGGATCTATTTCTGCGATTGTCTTTACTATTTCCGTAAATTAATATATTATTTATGCCAAGAGATCTCTAACAGTTAGGTACTAACAATGGCAAAATCAGATCAAGACGCAGCCCTAGCGGGTATGGCAGCACAAGGCCGTACACCAATGGGCAAAGAAGGAGTTAAGTTTTCTTCACCGTCAGCTTCACCAGCAGCAGGTACTCTTATTCCTAAGAAGAACACTGCAGCCGGAGACCCAACCGCCCCAGGGACAAAAGTTTCACGTCCAAACGTGCCAATTGCCCAAGGTGGAGAACGTAACAGCGCCGCGTACTCAATTAAGGCGCGATACACAAAGGCAACAGATCCAGCAGCAGGTTTAACACAGGCTAATGGTCGCATTGTTTCGCCATCTGTAGTTCGAAGCACACAAAGCTTTGACCAAGGAATTGGCACTTCTTACTAAAATGTACTATAATAGTAATAGAGGCCTATTAACCTAGGCCTCTATTATTAAATTTGGAGGCGCAATGAGTTTAGATGCTTTGTATAGTGAAGCAAAAGAAAAAAACCCCAATGTAGCGGGTAAGTGTGTGGTTGGAGCTTGGGCTGTTTCCCTTGACGAAAAGAACCTAACCGCATTTGAAAATTCTTTAAATGACGATGACTTCTCAACTAGAAGTCTTCATACGCTGTACAAATCTGCAGGTGCAACATTCGGTATAACGTCGCTCAAAGAGCACAGAAATGGGAACTGTTCATGTCACTAGAAGATGCGTATAACAATGCTAAGGCAGACTCAGCATTAAATTCAATTGAGAAACTATTAAAAAATAATGGGCTAACCGCAGAAGATGTCGGTAAGGTTAGCAAAGTTAGTTTATCTAACAACCCCGATGACACTAAGATTATCCTTTCTCCTAAATGGGGTGAAGGCCCAACCTGGCAACCAGTGCAGCATGCAGAGCCCGTAATAGTACAGCCAAAGGTTCGTACACCATCTCTGATCAGCAGCGACTGGAAGGTTGCGGTTGCATTACCTGATCCACAAATCGGTTATCGCAAGTATGAAGATGGGGCCTTGGATCCATTCCACGATGAAGCTGCTATGGATGTAGCACTACAAGTTGTAGGTTTGGACCACGGTCACCCTCTTGCTCAAATTATTAACCTAGGAGATTTCCTAGACCTACCTATGTATGGAACATACGAACAGGAGACTAACTTTGCTCACACTGCCCAGCTTGCTATTAATCGTGGTCATCGTTTCCTTGCTGAGCAGCGTGCTAATGCCGGCGTGGATGCGAGAATTATCCTTCTTGAGGGTAATCATGACAAGCGTCTCAATCGTTTTATCAACACTAACGCTGCTGCTGCTTACGGTGTTAAAGTAGCAAATATGCCAGATGCTTGGCCTGTGCTAAGCTTGCAAAACCTATTACGTTGTGACGAACTTGGGGTGGAGTTTATTGATGGATATCCTGCTGCAGCACATTGGATCAACAAACGTCTTCGTGCTATGCATGGAGATCGCGCTAATGCTAGTGGTTCTACTGCTGCTCAGTACGCTAACTCGAATCCTAATATTTCAACACTCTTTGGTCATACTCATCGTATGGAACAACAAAGTAAAACTGTCTTTGATCGTGACCAGGCCATCAAAAGCGTCTCGTTTAGCCCTGGATGCCTTTGCCGAGTTGATGGGGCCGTCCCTTCTGTCAAAGGCGGTGTGGATGTTAAGGGCCAAGCTCTACAGTATTTTGAGAACTGGCAGCAAGGTGTAAGCGTTATCTTCTTTAAAGAAGGTGATGATGATAGCTTCCACTTTGATCAGGTCCATATTCACAAGGGTAAAACAATGTACCGTGGTCAAGAGATTCACTCTACGGTAGATAAACTAGGAAATTTACTAGCCGATGTTAGATAAAATTAAAGAAGCTAAGCAAAATAGTCACGGCATTGTGTTTGAAAACTATCAAACCCCAAACATTACTTGGGAAGAGGTTTTAAACTTTTTATATAAAGAGTCAACTACTACAAACCATGATTTAGCAAAAAAGGTAAAAGAACACAATACCGATGACTTCATATCACTTGGTAACATACAAATACAAAACAAGTTTTGGTTTGCCCCGCAAACATCTGACATATTTAAAGAGTTTAAAGGGGTATCAGAACTTCTACATGGGTTAAACAATGAGCAAGAGGATACCACTTGTGGCTATTATAAAGTTAGGGGGCATAACTGCTCTCTTGATTGGCATTTTCAAGGTATAAGAGTCTCTCTATCTAATAGGCTTGTTTCAGACCACCACGACCCTCATGACATATTCTATTGGCAAATACTAGGTACATCTTTTTGGAAAATAGATAACGACATTACCTATACGCTAAATCCAGGGGACTTGCTCTACTTACCCCTTGAAAACTCACATGAGGTATGGTGTGATGGCCCTAGAGCAGGACTCTTAATAGATAATTTATCAAACCGTAAAGTATAGTAAAAAACCCCCGGTTATTAGCCGGGGGTTTTTTATTTAATCATTTACCGCAGGTTGGGCACTTAGCCGCTAGAGCTTTTGACCCCGCTGCTTTGAACTTAGGACGACCAAAGCCAACTATTGAAATCATGACCCCAGCCTTGTTCTTTTTAAAAGCACGAAGTTGCTTGCACACTTCTCCGCCATTTCTTTGGC